ACTGCCACTCGCCTAGCCGGCGCGGCTGATGTGCGAACCGCACATCGGAGCCGAGCCACGCTCAGACGAGCCGACAGAATTGATCTGCCCCCCGGATGATGGCAAAGCCATCATCCTCCCCCTCAGAATAGCGAGGGGATCCAACGGCGTTTTAGTGCAACGGCGCCGTGCCGTGCAGAATGCTCTAGATGTAGAGCGTCCCTAGAAACAAGAGGGTTTTTCAACACCTCTAGGTTTAGGAAGCTTTTCATCAGAGCACCGTAACCCTCCAATCTATCAGTACGGTAGATTGGCCTTGGGACCAGACAGTTTACTTCAAACTGCTGGTATTTCTTGCCCCATCTTTCGATGGAACGCATACCCAAGAAGGATGTACGGCCCAAGCCCGGACTATTTTCGGACACATAAGGCAAAGGCCCTATGAGTTTCTCAAGTTGTTCAAACATGAGACGTGCGGTCTGCCAATACCCCTTTTTGTAAAAGGAGTTGGCAGTTGCCACTCGTGAAATAATCCTGTCGGCTTGCTGTCTGTTCTCAGGATGCAACTTACGGACGTACGTAGGTGTTACCTCGTACCCCTTATATGCATCAGTGCCACATGACTCTCGGAAGCTTCCGCTCACGAAAGTCTTATTGGCATTAACCTTGCAATTGTATTTTCGCAGGTTATCGAGAACAGTCATCGCATACATTGATGGGACGATTATATCGTCACCATAAATGTGAATCCCGCGCGAAACCGTAAAACAGTTTCGTCGGTTTACTGGAAGTTCTGCAGCCTCGAGGCAAGCCACTACACATATTGTGTAGAAATACATGGCTTCCACGGGAAAGCAGAGAGCGCTGCCCATAGAGGCAAACTTAAAGAGCGGGTCTATAACAGACCCGTCTGGAAGTTTTGCCCTAGTCGAACGACATGCGTCTATAGCATCCCGCAAAGCGGGATTACTACGAAACATCTCAAGGGCAAGTGAGCGTGGAACACGATCACTAGCATCTGAAAGATCGATCGTTGCTAA